GGGAGTTATGTCTCTGAACAAAAATAAGTTCTCAGAAACCTCTGAAATGGTCAGGTACATACATGTCAATAGCACAGGCCTTTCTTCTGGCACGCGTGGATTATTTGAGAAAACACTAAAGTACATCCCCTCATGTCATTTAGAAAAACTTTACTTATACAGAATGCACAAAATGGGTGTGTTCACAGAGCTCCATAAGTGGAAAGGCAGCTTATCTTTACTGAAAAAGGTCTACACCACATCAACTGTAGAGAGAGGGGTTAATCAAAGCAATTATACAAAGGAATACACCATATGCTTTCCACATGAACATGAATTTGTACCACACCAACAGCATTTTTACAACAACTTTTATGTCTGCCGTAATCTCACTTTGTTCAGGAAAAATAAGCTGAATTCGGAGTGTAGAGTTCTCTTAAAGCAATTCATGAACAGGATAAAATTTGTATCTTCACAAGTGAATCGACCTGAATCTAGTTGCCCAGTTGTTGCACCATGGATGAGCTTCCAAGATTATAAAGTTTACTTCCGTGCTCAGTTAAAAGTGGAAGAAAATGGAATGTTTGTTCCAAACATGATGGTTGTGGCTTTGGGTTCTTGCATAAGTTCTCTTGAAGTTCTGAAAATGAAAAAAGGAGTGTCTTTTGTTGAATCACACCTGGGGATGACATTTTCTGATCTAGTGGTTCATCAGATTTATGATGACCTGGACACAGTTCTCTTAGACATGTCAATGAACAAACATGTTGTCAACAACAGGGGCTCTGTGATGGATATTGGCCCAAACAATGTAAATCCAACTGTCAAAATGGCTCTGAAAGACAAGAGAGGTGTGAAAGGTTCAGTCAAAAAGGTTTCAGACCAAAATAGCAAATGTTTCTTGACTGCACTAAAATGTAGCTTAGATACAACTAAACCAGCCTTGTGGATTAGGGATGAAAACAGTAGGATGGAGAGCATCCATGATGTTATCAGTGACAATGAGACAGCCAAAAATAGATACGATGCCTATAAATATAATACTGAAGATGTATTGTCCAGTCTTCAGCTACGAAATACAAGTGATTCAGCATGGCCTCTGGTCCTCATGTCAATATACAACAATAAGCAGTTTGTATCAAAGATGGTGCACAAGGACCAAATTGGGCCGAGAGAAATAGCTGTTTTAAACCAATGGTGCCGGAGCTCA